ATGAAGCAGGGGGTGCCCGGTTTTCGACCCCTCCCCCGCCCCTTTTTCAGGGTTTTGAGCGCAGGAGGGGCCGTATCCCGGGTATTAGGGGTTAGGCAGTCGCTCCAACCGTCACAGATGTGGCTGGACGAGTCACTTTTCTGAATTTTCCGCTCAAATTGAGCGAAACAATCTCATCAATGACGTCATTCATGACTCTATTGTACTCATTATCGCTCACATCTTCAGCATTCATTGCGATTCGAGCCAAATAAGAGCAACATGTTGGGCGATTTTCCTGGCGGGCCTTAAGCTCGTCAAAGGAATACCACTCATCAAACTGTTCAAAAGGGTCATAGGGGTTGTCAGTAGTGGTCAGCATCGCTTCATTGATCGCCATTTAGCTCACCTCGATTCCATAGCGACGGTTTGGACCTGACTTACTGGAATATCAAGCATAGATGCGATTTCGGCCTGTGAATAATGGGCATTCAGCATTGACTGAATACGGCTTCTTCTCGTCGCGGTCAGAGTTGTTTTCTCTCTGGGCATGGACAATTGCTTTACTTCCTTCGAATCTGCGTTTTTAAGCAGTTCTTTAAGGAAGGTATGGTGCACTGCGCCAGCCTGGACCGCTTCCCACTCTCTCGGCGTAAACGTAACTCTATCTTTGACAGCGCCAGTAACTTCTCGTTTTTGGTTCAAAGTACGACCTTTAAGCTTCTTCATAGCCCCATTGTCCGATTTAATCTGAGGATTATCGTAAACGTACTGTTTAACAGCCACGTTTGCTAATATCAATGCCCTGCGTTCAAGCGGTGCATTCATCTTAGCATTACGAAGTTTAGCCTCAAGACTCTTTACCTCGGCCTCATAGTGTTTATGAGCTTCAGGATCATACTTAAGGTTCTTGGTAGCAAGCAGTTCTTTGCGTGATTCCAGGGCAAGGGCCTTCATCTGGTTGGCATAGTTGGCATAGATACGTTCGATCTGACTGTTATGCCCAGATATCAATGTCCTTGCATCTTTGGTATCTGCCATCTGAGTGGACTTCTCTTGGATCAGCTGGCCTTTCCAGTTCTTCTTACCCGTTTCCTCAAATATCTTTTCGCCCGTTTCAGGATCGATGCCTTTATATCGGCGCTGATTGAGGTAGGTAGTAGACTTGGCACGGGATATCAATGTGCTTGCTCCGCCAATCTTGCCATCCGAACGGATCTGATACTTCTCGATCAGCCCACGAATATCATTTTCCTGCTCAGACCGTTTCCAGTCCAGCTGATGCTTTTCGGCATCGATGATAACCATGGAATGCTTGATAGCCCGGACCAGTTCTTCGGGTTTTGCACCTGCAACGGTCATGTCGGTTATCAAGTTGGTAACGACGCCCATCTGCTTCTGCTGGTGGGAGTGCGAAATTACCTTCATTCCAGGATATCCAGGATACGCATCTTTGGTATCGAAGTCCTTTAATGCCTCATACTGCTTCTTAAACTTAATGCTGCCATCATTGTTGGGAATCACATAAACCGTATCACCGTCAAAGTCAGCACCGGACAGCTGCTGAGCGGTTTTGGGCGAAATGCCGACCGCATCGACTGCCTGGCCTAATATCTTTTTGGCATCTTTGTGGTTGTTGTTCACAACAAGGGAAGGAATTTCAGTAATGCTCGCATGAGGATATCTAATGAGTACTACCTGCGTTCCGTTCTTATAGCTCGGCGCATATATCTGATTGTCCGGTAAAGAAGTAACAGGCAGGATAACTTTTCCTGCCTGTCCGGGAAATCCATATGCTTTTAAGTGAACTGCATCCGAGTCACAGCTGTTGGCAAAGTCTTCCAACATCTTCTGTTTGACCGTCGGATTGGTCAGTGCCAGAATATCATTCAGCTGTTCCCGCTTACTTGCGTAAGTCAGATCCAGCTGCCGCTTTGCCAACGCAGGCGGCTGTTTGGAAAGCATCTGCGCTGAGATGTTCCGGCTCCAGTCGTTCCAGTTTCCTTCTTCATTCACGATCCGGATTGCAGATTCATGCTCAACGCCATCCTTGTCCACCCATTGCCGGTCCCTTGCAAGGACCAGCCGGTCGTCGTTCTGTATATTGGCCCCAAATGGGTTGGCCGGGTCATCTTTCATCTTCTTGAAGACCGTGTCGCCAATATATCCAGGTTCCTTGTACAGCGGAGCGCCCGGTTTCCGGTTCGTATTGTAGACCACATCATAGCCATCCGGAATATCATCCGAGTAGATGATCATTCCTTTCATGAAATGATTGTTGTCAACTGCAATACGACCCTGCACATAGTTGGCTGCGCCAATGCTCAGATCCGGAACACCTCTTCGGATCTCAATCACGCCGTCCTTCAGGCGGCCATCTTCAGCCGGGTTGTCATCATTCGCATACTTAATATAAACCCGGTCTGTGTGGACCACTTCGGGAGGCTTGCGCATCCGGTAGTCTTCTCCGCCATTCTTGGAATATAAATCGGACCCGGCGGGAACGATCTCTTCCAGATGGTCGTAGATCTCACGATCCGATACCCCGTCTTTGGTAAGCACCTTGATCGTGGTTTTCTGGTTGGTCGCTTTGCCGTACTGGTCAACGGCGATCTTGCGGTGGACAGTATATCCATCCTGTTCCATCTGGGTCAGAACGTTCTTCAGCCGGGTCGCGCTTACCCCAAGGGCGAGCTCCACACCGGGGCCGACATCCAGCATCCGGTGCTCTTCCAGCTCTTTCTTGAGGGCTTCTGTGGTTGCCTCAAATATCTTGTTCTGCCGGACAGCGCCTTCTTTCAGCCTGTTACGGACGGTGCTCTCTTTCTTGGGGTCACCGTACAGTTCCCGGGCAATTGCAGTGGTGCTCATTCCCCGCTCATAGCGGAGCTGCTTGCACCTCGCAATCTCGAAGGCTTTTACCTGTTCCTTGTTCTGGGATATCTTTGACCGGAACTCGGAGGAGTTCATCTCCATCGACTTCGCGATCATGTTGTCATCCATGCCCTTTTTACGCAGGCTTCGGACCGTTGTCTGAAAATTCTTCACATGCTGGTAAGCCGCATCGCCAGATCCATAACGATATCTTCCGGATCCGATCGGGGCTCCTTCCAGGACACTCCTTCCATAATGCTGGAGGAATTCCTGTTCGTCTTTCTCATTCTGCTCATACAGCTCGTCGTTGCTGCGAATATCTATTTCAGACATAGTCGATCTCCTCCGCTTTCAGATTCTGGATGATCCGGTCATCGTCCACGATCAGGTTCATGAGATTGCGAATTTCTTCCGGGTCGGGATGTTCTTCCTTAATATCATTGAACTGGTAGATACGCAGGATGATGTCATCCATCTTTTCCGGCTCAAAGTGCACCTCATTCGGGCGCAGCTTGAGCATGTGCGCAATCTCGCTGTCGTTAAGACCTTTCTTCCGAAGCCCTTCCGCATAGGCTCCATACTCGAGGCAGAACAATGCCGCGTAAATATAAAGCTGCTTCATGGGGGCTTCGATTTCTCCGGTTTTCAAATCATGAATGCGGAGGGAATTGTTCCTGTATGCGATCGAGTCGGCTGTTCCATAGCAGTTGTAGCTGTAGAACAGCGGGCACTCAGGCGTCATCTTGAAGCCGATCGCATCGTTCACATACATGCACAGTGTTTCCTTTGTTCTGGGCTGACGGCGGTTCAGGCGAATTGAATCGCACGCCCACGCGTGAAGCTCAGTCCCTCTTTGAACCGCCTGGGCGGTCAAATATCTTTGGGCCAGTTTTTCTTCTGTGTAGTTTGTCCACGCATTGTTGCTCGGACTCAGGAAGGCGTGTGTTCCTTCCAGCTCCGAGTGCTTGATAAATATCATTCCGTATCTTCCTTTCGTTTTCCGGATTAATGAAAGCCGCATAACTCATCCGGTTCAGCCGATCCACGTAGTAGTCCTGGTTCGGCTGATGCTCAGCATTCGGCGAGCGCTTCACTTCCACCGCCGCCCATCTTGGGCCGTACAATATCAAAAGGTCCGGAAAACCTTGCAGATAGTTCGGATCATTCTTCAGCACAATGCAGTCCGGCAGATCTTTCTTGATCTTTTTGATCAGCCGTTTCTGAAAGTCACGTTCAAGAATATCCATCACCTCCGTCGGGAAACGGACAAAAAAGAAAGGGACGTGTTTCTAAGACACTCTTCAAAAGCGTCAGCATAAGAAACATTCCATCCCTTCTCTATTAGAGAGTGTGTTTTTTTTGCGTACCTCAGTTTGTCCGTTTGGCAAACGTGCTTTCATTGAAATTGCGCTTGGCCTTGATCGCCCGCTGTATTGCAAGGTCTATCGGTGAACGGCTCAGGAGATGGTAGTAGTAAAGATCTGTGAACGGAGTATTCAGCCGGTCAATTCTTCCGGCGCTCTGCACCATGCACTTGTAGCTATAATTCTGGGAATAAAAAATGATGGTGTCTGTCTCGGTACAGTTCCAGCCTTCTGCTCCGGCTGTGTACTGAACAAGATAGACCCATCTTTCCGAAGTCGGGATCGGCTCATGCCGGTGCCCGTTCCATTCCCCGGAATCAAAACCGATCCGAACGGCCATGCTTCGAAGCATCTCCAGTTCGTAATCGAAGTTGTAGAATATCACGGCTTTGCTGTGCATCTGCAGAATTCCTTCGACGGCTTCAATCCTCCTTTCGTCTCCATTCACGGCGTGCCGGAGCACATTGCATAAAGCGCCCGCGTCCGCGATTGCCTGATCCTTATACGGATCCCATCGGACTGACAATATCATTTTGGTCAATTCTTTGTCAAACGGTACATACACCGTTTCGTCGTGCGGAATGGTTTTCTTCTGGAACTCCATGTTCACCACGATTTCCCGTCTCTGACGAAGGAGCTGGCCGAGCCCTACGTAATGGTCGATCTTCGGGTATTTCGTAAACCGGCTGTAAACAATATGCTGGTTCCGAAAGTCCGTCAGGTTCCTGTAATATCCATTGGCAATGAAGATGTTGGCATAGTCATTCCAGCAGTCGCCGGGCGTCGCGCTCAGCAATATCCACTGGTTGGACTTCGCAATCTTCCGGAATGCCTTCGCCCACTTCCCGGTGCCGACCAGCCGCTGTTCGTCAAATATAAAGAACGCTCCGGTCGTGTCCGCATACTTAGGGAGGTTGTTCCAGCTGTCCACTTTGCCGATCTGAATATCAAAGGGCTCGGCCTCGTGCTCCCAGTCATTGGTATCCCGCTTCCGGGCCGTCGTGATGATCACCAGGGGAGGGCCTGCAGAAGTATCACCGCCGCAGACCCGATGGAGATAGTAGTACAGGGCGGTCCGGCTTTTGCCGGTACCGACCCCGCCTACCAGGACGCACCCGTTGTGCATCTCCTCCACGGCTTTCCTCTGGTGAGGATATAAATCGTCAGATGGTATCGTCGTCTTCGTCATGATACATGGAGCCGCTCAGCGTCCGGCGGGGAGGACGAAGCGTGACCTTCATGGAACGGAGGTAAGCCTTAGTTCCGGTCTTACCGTTCACTTCCCAGTTGTACGGGCGGATCTCAATATCCGCGGTCTCGATATCGGCGCTGTCCAGGATGCCCACGCCTTCCTCGTTCAGGTAGGAAGTCGCCCCGTCCGACGTGATAACCTGGATGGTCGGCGGATACCGGTCAAACGCCACGGAAATATCCAGCTGCCAGCGATCGCTCTGGTCTTCCCGCTTTGCGGGCTTATACTTCACGTTCCATCCTTCTTCCTGGAGGATTTCTGCGGTCTCTTCCGGCAGGAAGATGGAGAACGTCCGGTTCCCGGCTTTGTTGTACTCGGTTCGAATACCGCTGAAGTTCCGATAAGAACCGCGGCCAATCATAACGTCATTGATGATTACATTGTCCTTTACCATTTTTCATATCTCCTTTTTGCATAATTTGTCGCATCCGAAACTCTCGTCAATGGTTTCGGCATTCAGGTTGATTCTCCAGTGCGGGCAGTCAATACAGTTTTCGTATGTCTGTTCCCCGCACATGGGGTCGTGTTTCCACGGCAGGCCGCCGTTGGAGCAGGGGCTGGTGTCGACGAAGTCCTCGAAACTGCCATACTGGTTGATCGTTTCGATCGCCTGGTCATTCAGTTCCTCAAAGTAGGAAATATCCACCACGTCCTCCAGGTGGTCGCAGATCGTTTCCGCTTCCATCCACCGGTACCCGCTGGTTCCTCCGACGGCGTAATACTTGCCGTCCTTTTCCCTCATCAGCAGTCCGCCGCCGTGCCCTTTCTTCACAGGAGCAAACAGGCCAACTTTGCCGATGAACACGTAGTCGTGGCCTTTACTGAGCTTTTCTTTCAGTTCATAGATCTGTGCGATGGCATCCCGAACCTTGTCGGCTTTGTCAACTGGAAGGATCTCGTACAGTTCTTCCATCTCATAGAAATCAATCAGCTCGTCCACCGTCTTTCCGGCTTCCTTTGCCGTTTTCCGGATAAAGCTTTTCTGTTTGTCATACAAACTTTCTTCCTGGCTTACATCCGGCAGGTTCTCATTCATGTCCAGATATAAAGCTGTGGTGCAGCTCTTCGTTTCGCACATGTCGGCGAACCGGATCGGCTCATGCGAGAACAGAGTTTTGAATACATACGGCACCTGGAACTGTGCTCCGGTGGCGGTCCACCCTCCGGGATGCTCATTCCGTTCGTCCTCGGAATACCGGGCAATGTACACGGCATCGTTCACCAGGCACATCCGGTCATAGGTGGCCTCGTGTTCGAAAGTATAACCGTAGAGTTTTCCGTAATCCATCACGAACTGGATGATCTCCGGTGTGGCATCCGGAATCTTGATGGAGTCCGTCTTGATGTGGGCAACGGTGAAGCCTCGCTTCTGCACCTCATGCTTCAGGTTGATCATGAACAGCGCTCCGCGTTTGGCCACAATGTTGTCGATGTTGCGAATATCACGGAAGGGATTGTCGAACTTCGCGCTCGTCAAACCGTAAACGCTGTTGATCGCGATCTTCAGCGCCCCGGCCAGTGCTTTCGCCTGCGCCGGATCATCCAGGAACTTCGCCAGTCGTCCTCCGAACAGTTCCTTTGCCTTGTCGTATTCCTTGTGCTTGATGTAGATACGTGCCTGAAGAATATCCTGGAAGTGTTCCGTGTAGGGCCCGAACAGCTGCTCGGCCACAATGGAACTCGGATGCATGCTGGCAATATCCAGCAGCGCCACATCCGTGTGGATTCCGGGTTCAGCATAAACGTATCCGCCTTCGCCCACCTCTTCGCCCCGGTAGGTGCTCACCCCGTGGTCAAACTTGTATCCGGGGAACACCGGCCGGTGCTGGCTGTCGAAGATCGTGTACTCCTTGTCCAGAATATCACCGGAAGGAAAGACGAACGTTTCCACCTCGCCGTCCACGGTGCCCATAAACCGGTAATTGAACGCGCTCTGCGGGTTCTTCTCCCGGCCGAATATAATCCGGGTGGTCAGGCTGTTGGTGGTGTCGTTTACGCTCATGCCGGCGATCTCCGCCAGGATCTGCCTTGCCGTCCAGTCCGCGCTCAGGTGGTTGAATACCGCTTCCGTGGCGAACACGTCGTTGTCACAGTATTCTGCAACCTGCAGCCACTTTTCTTCCGGCACCGGCTGATCCCATGGAAGTCCCAGTTCCTGGTGGTGGATGCCCAGTTCGATTTCCCACTTCTTCAGGCTCTGCTTCTTGGATGAGAAATCGTACACATCGGTGTAGCTGATGTTGTATGCCTCTCCGAACATGCAGTTCTTGGATCCGTTGATGATCCCCTGGGAAATATCATAGACTTCGGGGATCGTCTTTCCGATCATGACGGCATACAGAATGTGGTTATCGTACCGGCGGCAGTTGAAGCCTACCAGGCGATGCTTCACCAGCTCCTCAATATCACACGGCCTCGGATTGATCATCCGCTGGCATGTGTCGGCTCCGGCGTACTTCCAGTTCACCAGCACCAGGTTCGGGAATACTTCGATGTCGAAGAACACCAGCATTCCATCATCCTCGGCAACCGGTTCGGAAATATCATCACTCTTGAACTTCATCAGCGCCACACGGGTCAGGCAGTACTCCGACTGATGGCTGGAATGGATCGCAAAGTCCATAATATCCGGCCGCATGTCGGTTACGTCATAGTGCAGTCCGCTCTTGTAAGCGTCATCCAGGATCTTTTCAATGAAGTCGATGCTCGGCTTGGTTCCCGGGTGGATCTCCTTGTTCAGGTTCCGCTCAATCAGGTCCCGAAGCCCGCGTTCCGACTTCACCGCTTCAAAGTTAACCGTCTTTTTCGCCTCCTTCAGCGGCAGGCCGCTGGAAAGGTGCGCGATCGGAATATCATTGCACCGGCTGACCCGCCTTCTCAGTGAACTGTTTCCCATGAACTTCTTGATCTCGATACCAGGAGCATACAGACTGCTCAGCTCAGAAGTATCACCGTCCCAGATGTAGTGGAGATGCAGGCCGGCTCCGCCCTTGCTCACCTCGGCATACGTTGGCTTCCATCCGGCAGCGGCGGCCAGGTTCTTCTCCAGGGATTTATCACCGTTCTCATCCTTCAGATCGAAGTCGATCACGATGTGGTGCTGCGGCATCTTCACAAAGTGAACCTTGTCAGTATGAAGATCCTTCACTTTGGATACCACGTCCGCCCACTTCAGCTGCGGTTTGTCTTCCGGGCTGGCATACTGCGCCGGCTGGGAGGCAAGCACAGCGTCCAGGATGGATTCCGTGCAGTTCAGGAGCAGCCATGCCGGAATATCACCGGGTGTCTCCTTCGCCTTCTTCCCTCCGCCGGATTTGGACAGTTCAAACTTGTCCTTCTTGAATCCCCGATACAGACTGCGGTACTGTTTCCCGTCCACGAACGCCAGGGAATCGAACTGCGAGAAGTAATTCTTCAGTTCGTCCTTGAACTGGTACATCGGCTTTCGCTTCAGGTTGCTGTTTTCACAGTAGATCTTGTAGTTCTCGTACGCTTCTTTCAGCGTCACCATGTCATCCTTGCTGAACAGCATGTAGTTGGTGTCCACGAAGTTGTAGAAGGCGTTGGTCCGGGCCATCATGTCCGTCGGAATATATCCGTTGTAGGCATCCTTCCCGCCCATCTCCTCATACACGTCCAGGCAGTGTTTCGCGATGGCGCCCAGTTCAAACTCCACCTGTTTCATCAGCTGGTAATATCTTTTGGTGCCGATCCTCTGCCCGCTCGGGCTGACATCGATCAAACGCCGGAGCAAACCGCTCTTGGCATTTGTGATCTGGACCGGCTCATTGCTTGCCAGCATCAGGAAACAGTGTGGAATGAAGTCATAGCTCGATTTGAACTTGATCTTCATTACCATGGGTTCATGGCTCACCAGTGTGTTCAGCTTCGTGTTACTTGCAATGTGGCTCAGGTCACCGTCCGTCTGGATGGCTACCAGCGGATTGTTCCGGAACTGTTCCATCGGGAAGCTGTTTCCGTTGCTGGTCAGTTCCCCCGCTTCAAAACTCGCGCAGTAGGGTTCAAACATTTTACGGACAATATCCAGAATCGTACCCTTGCCCGTTCCTGGATCGCCGTAGAACACCAGGAACTTCTGGATCTTCCGGCTGTCGCCACTCACAATCGCGCCGATTGCCCACTCGATCTTCTTCCGTTCCTCCGGCATGTACAGCGTCCCGATGATCTCATCCCATGCGTCGTGGTTCCCGGCTTCCAGCGGATACGGCAGGCGCTTGCTGACGTAGTCTGTCTTGCTCACTTCCGTATTGCTGAAGGTCAGCCGGTCATCCAAAGGATGGTAATTATCACCGAGCCTCGTCACGTAGGTCCGGAATGTGTTCCAGCTCTGGTTGCTGAAGTCCCTTGTGTACAGCACATGAAGACTGTCCTCAGTATCGCCGAGTTCTTTCCGGCGTTCAGCAAGGTCTTCATCAATAATCCGCTGGACGTCATAGTCATCCTGGCTCCACATTCCGGTGTCCGCGTTCCATATTGCGTAGAAATCGTGGCCGGCAACCATCAGGTCTTTGCTCCGTTTGACCAGGAACTCAGGATACAGCTCCCGGCTTCCTTTTTTGGTGGTTCTTTCCCTGATGGTGTAGAAGTCCATACTCAAAGCACTCCGGCCCCTCCTTTCTCAAATCTATCACCGGATCATTCCGGTAATTACCTGTAGCAGGTCATCACCGCGCGATGCCGGCTTGCGGCAGCGAAACACTTCTGGGCCTTTTCTTTCAGGTCTCCGTGCAGAACGCGCTGCCATACGGCGGGATGTTCCCTCAGGAAAATATCCAGCCTTTCCCGGCTGGCGGGAGTCTTCATTCCGTTCCGGATCTGAACCCGGGTTACGCGGCCGCCTTTCATGCCGTTCCGGTAGCACATCCGCTTGTTCACACGGTCGTACCCCATGTCTTTCAGAAGGTTTTTGGCGATGTTCCTCTTGATGCTCCGAATCATACCGATTCTCCTTTCTTTTTGGTCAAAAATTGAGTTACGTGCAAAAATGCAAAAATTTTGTCCTATAATATATATAATTAATTTTTTCTTTATATATTAATAGACTAAAAATTTGCATTTTTGTCAAATGAAACGCTGGAAGCGTTGATTTATAAGGCTTTGAGGCACGTGCAATTTTGTTGCAAAAATGAAAAATTTGACAAATCTGAAACGTGTTTTTGCACGTAATCACTATGCAAATCTTGCTATTTCGTTTCAAAAGTGTCAAATTGCACGTTTTTGCACGCAGATTTGCACGTCCGTAGCAGGCTCGAAAAGCACTCACCCAGCACTCTTTTTTGCCTGCTTTTCCCGCCTGTTCCGGATGCTGACCAGGGCTTCATGCACCTGGGCATCACTCATCCCCAGCACTTTCTTCTTCCAATTATCACCGGGATACGCCTTGGACAGCTCGACACGTTCGGAGGTGTAGTGCCGTTCGCTCACTGCTCGGGCACCTCCTCATTATTCTCTTCGGGCCCTTTGTCCGTTTCAGGCAGCGGATCCGCATCCATCACTTCTACGGACGGAACTGCGGACCAGAAGCGGCACTTCACGCCGATGTCTTCCTGAGGCATGTCCACATACCCGAAGAAGTACCGGTCACCCGAGCACTGGGCGACGGCTATGATCAGCTTGTTCTGCTCTTCGTCATACCGGATCGGATAGCAGGGGAACAGTTTCCGCTCGCTCTTAGCCGTCTTCCGCGTCTCCACGAATATCATGGCGCTGACGGTCGGGTTCAGTTTGGGAAAGTTCAGTACGTCCCGTACTTCCTGCAGGGTCATTACATGGGGTTCATACATGCAAAGTTCCTCCTTTAGCAAATATCATAGTTTTCGGCCAGGTAATTGTTCATCTGGGTCAGCAGTTCCGTGGCCCGCTGGTCATAGACCGGATGCTTCAGCGGAAACAGGCCTCCTTCCCCGTCAAACCCGTAGCGGTGGTACACAATATCCTTGATGATCGCCTCCGCCTCATTCCGGGCATTGGGATCCGATTCGAATATGGAATTGGTAAAGCTGCTAAGTCCGGCGTTGGAAAGAAGCTCCACTGACCATTTGCCGATGTCCGCCTCGTATTCGCTGTCCAGCATTTCGTAGTTCATCCGCCTCGCCATCACCACCAGGATCTCCATCATGGAGCAGGTGTAGGGGAACGGATCTTTGACTGTAAAAGTATCACCGTCGAACAGCGCGTCTTCCTCGGCTTCCGTCCGCAGGTTCATGCCTTCTTCTCTCCGGTTCTCATCCATGCGGACGATGGTGAAGAAAGCGCAGCCCTGAAGGACTTCACAAAGCTGCGAATATCCGTCAGGGCCGCCGCCTTCGATATGGATCTGGTTCATCAGCCAGCACAGGTAGTGTTTATCCGGCAAACCCAATTACATCACTTCCTCGTCCTCCTCAGGCGTCTTCGATGGAACCGTTGTGGTAGTGCACCGCGTAGATGGTTTCCATCGTGTCGTTCTCAATATAAATGGTGGCGCCTTCCTTCGGATCCTTACCGAACAGGGCAAACCACCCGATACCGAGAAGCTGTTCATCCTGGGTCATCTCTTCATCGTATTCCGGGTCGTGGATGACGTCCTCCGCCCGGTAATAGTGGAGAACTGAAATATCATAGCCCTTCGGGTTGAGATTGAACTCATCCTCGTTGATGGGGTGCGGGGCCAGGTCTTCCGGATGCAGGTCCGGGATCTCCTCGTCGTCCTCTTCTTCAGGATCCTCCGCCAGCGGGTCATCTATCACCGGTTCCTCCATCGGCATTTCCGGCAAATCGTCCTCATTGGTCTTCCCGGCGTAGCTGTCCAGGATCTGGTGCACCCGGTCGGCAATCACGTCCGTAGAAGCTTCCATGGCCGGTATCTCGTGCAGGTGCCCCATCCGTTCTGAAATATCAGTCATCTGTTCGGGCGTCGGCGCATTCTCCCTCCGCATCGTTTCAATCGCGGCAGAGAGCCGGTCTGTCCGGTCCCGGAGGTCTTCGACTTCCTGCTGCGTATCAGCCAGGCATTTGGAATATCCGACCCGGTAACCGCTGAAGAATCCGATTCCTCCGCCGAGGCCTACCCACACCAGGGCTTTCATCCATGCTTTCATACTTTTTCTCCTTTCAAAAAAGAAGAGAGCGAGGCTTTTTGCCCCGCCCTCCGGCAGAATATCAGTTGACTTCGTACAGCCGGCTGTTTCCGCGGTCGATCATGTTGTAGATAAGGCCGTCCGGATTGAAGTTCAGCCGGATGGAAACGTCCTCGTTGCGTTCCGCGCTGAGGATTTCCCGCAGCTTTTCCTCCGGAATGGCATCCAGGCCGAAGTCCACGTAGGAATCCGGATTGTTCTGGGTCAGAATCCATCCGGTTACCTGGCCCTCAGCCGTCCTGGGCAGCCCCAGCAGGTCGTAAACCTCGTTCACGAACAGGTGCTTCCGGATCCGCAGCATGTCGTTCGCTTCCCGCTGCTTGCCGCGCAGGTAACTCAGCACCTGGTCCGGCGTCCATTTCCGCTGCCACCGGTCGCTGTACTGGTCAAATATCTGGCTGTAGATCTGCTGGTACGCGGTGTGCTTCTTCTTGTGGTGAAGCGCCTTGCGTTTGTTGTCGGCCTCGATGGCGCGGTTCATGTCGCGCTCTTCCTGGGCCTTCTCCATGTCTTCCGGCTTGATGCTGTTCAGCATCCTCCAGTCCACGTCATCGCCGAATTCGTCCCGCACATTGCCGCGGTACCGGTCAAAGCCGGTTTCCAGGGCTTTGTAGGCGGCTGCCGTCGCAACCAGGCGGCCGTTCAGCATGCCGTATCCGCCCAGGATGCAGGCCACAGAAGCGGCTCCCATCGTCGCGGCCGGAATATAAGCCTTGACGATCGATTTGCGGGCGATGGAGTTGGCTTCTTTGATTCTTTCTTCTTTTACTTCTTCTTGGAATTCATGGCCTGTCACGTATTCAATGACGTCGTCACGACTGTCCAGAATATCACGGGCCTTGACAGTCGCTTTGCAGGCGCTGTAGACAGTAGCGCCGGCACCCGCAATGCCGGTACCGAGCAGGATCTCAGGGGCATGGGCTTTCACAAACAGCGCGCTGTTGCCCGCCGCGTGCTTGCATACCCCGGCAATTTTCCGGAATATCATTCCCAGGTTCATCAGGATTCACTCTCCTCATTGGTCTTGGTTTCAGTTACTGTGGTTTCGGCGACTTCCTTGCCGTGGCCGGTCAGGATGCAGACCACCTTGCAGATGTTGACGATCGCGGCGTCCAGCAGGAAGAAGGTCATCCACGGGTGTTTCAGTGCGAATTCTTTCATGGTTCATTCTCCTTTCAAATATCAGTTCAGAGGTTTGGCGGGCGGCATGTCAATGACCCACAGGTCATGCGCGCGGTCCACGCAGACCAGCTCGATTCCCCTCGGGCCGGTCCAGCCCCAGTACCGGTCTGTACTGCGGATCCAGTCCCCGTGTCCCATGATGGAGTAAACGTCCTCGATGGTCAGCCCCTGGTCCGGGAAGTTATCGAGAACCTCCATCATCTGGTTGTAAATATCAGTCGCGGTGTCGCCGTCCCACGTCTCTTCCGAGATGGCGTTCCGCCGGGCAGAGCTTACGGAGTTCACCCTCGCGTAGTTCCGGTCGCGGTATGTGCTGGCGTTGGCCTGGTGCACATTCCCTCCGCCGGATAAGGCCCTTGTCCGGTTGTCCAGGCCCAGGGCGCTGTTGATGGCGCTGTTGGCCATATCGCTCAGGACCTGCTTCAGCCGCGGGATGAATATCCGGAAGAAGATGTTCTCTGCGATACTGCCGTCACCAATGTTCTCGCCGAAGAACGCTTCTTTCAGCTTCGTGCCGAACTTCTTTTTCTTCGGCTTGGCACTCACGCTCCGGATAATATCAGCCTTGGACTTGGGCGCGTCCGTAGCAGCTTCGGGAGACTTTTCCTCCTTCTGCTCCTCGATCTCCTTCAGCCGGGCTTTGGCGGCGGTTACAGCTTCATTTGTCTGAATATCAGGCATTCGCGGCGTCCTCCTTCTTCATTTCTTTTCTCATATCAGCAATCTCTTTGAAGGCATCCACCGTTTCATCCAGTGCTTTACTTGCTACGTCGCCGGCGGCAATTCCGAGCCCGGCGCCAGCCACAGTCGCGCATACCTTGCTCAGCGGACCTTTGCCCGCGGACGCCCTCGTCGCAATATCAGCCCCGATGATCCCGGCTCCGGTATTGGCGGCGAGACGCAGGATGGCTTTGATCTTTTCCGCAGGAGTCTTGACGCGCCATTCATTCAGCATAGCTTTGAGAAAACCCATAGATTCGTCCTCCTTATTTGATTCCTTTCGGAATATAATTATTGATGACCACGGTTATGGGTGGCGTGGGCTTACGAAATCCCTTCAGGCCCAGGAAGAGCAGGATCCCTGCAGGAATCGCGATCTCCATCCACTCCAGGAGCTTCTCTGTGTTCAGCAGCTCGATCGGCTCCTTCCGGATCTCCTCCTTCGCACCCTGCAGGAACTTCTGTGCCAGCCGTTTTACCATTCTTCTTCCCTCCGTTCTTTTTCTTGGCGCCGACAAAAATATAGATCTTGTCCGGAGTATCCCATTCCAAGTCCTCCAGCGCTTTCATCAGGGATGACATGTGCGCGGGAGAACCGGTAATGCCGCTGATGGTGTAAATATCAGTCGTCCCATCCCGGTGGGTACCGAAAAACTCCTCCTCCTGGCAGCCGTTAAAGTGAATCAGGGAAAGGACCCGCTCCGAGTCGGCAACCGGGCATACAATGTTGATTGTTACGTTTTTCTTGGGCCAGAATACTACCATGGATCATTCTCCTTTCTTTACAGCTGAATATCCTCGATAAGGTCTTTGTACTGGACGATTGCACTCCTGGCAAACTTGAGAGCAGTTACAAGCTCATCGTTTGCCTCCTGGTCGGGGCTCATGGTTTTGAGTGCTGCGGAAATCTTGGCTTCAGCCACTTCTCCGTCATGAACCGTTGTAAACAGCCTTCCGATAGTTACCGTTCCGTTCAACATAGTCGTTTCTCCTTTCTTTTTTCAGGCAAAAAGAGAAGGAGCCTGTTTCAGCTCCTTTCTTCTTTTCCGGTTCATTCCGCCGTTTCCTCAACAGTAGGCTCTTCTTCGACCGGTTCCTGGGTTTCCTCGTTGTCCTCAGGATCTCCGCCGGACGTGATGTAAACCGTCGTGGGCGTCACAGACGCGGCACCCTTTTTGAAGCCGGAATCATACGCCATTTTTGCGCCGAGGGCACTCAGGCCGATGAGTCCGCCTCCGCTGATGATCCTACCAGCTTTGCTGGTGGTCACCCACACGTATGCGTCCTTCGCCTTCTCCTTCACCCAGGCTCCGATGGTCTTCTTCTGCTTCTGGCTGCCGCCGTTTGCACCATTGTTGTTCACGCCATTGTTGTTTCCCTGATTACTCATAGTTTCCATTCTCCTTTCAAATATAAGTCGTGTTTAGGAAAGATCACAGATTGATCCTTCATTAGGAACTTTGTAAAAGTTGCGAATTTTTTCAGATTGCGAAACTTGGCATCGGAGGATATCGCTGACCGTCCTTATCCTCGTAGAAGACCTCCAGAACCGGTCCGGTCGGGTTCGGAACGCGCAAATATAAGAGTTTGTCCACGTTCCAGCCCACTTCAAAGTCCTCTCCGTTCGGCCGCAGGTACTCCCCGCTGGGATCCAGCAGCCAGTAGAGTTCCGCCCGGCTCTTATACATATCGCTCAGCATAGCCTGATCGAACTCATTCTGGGCCTGCTTGATCTTGTTGTAGGTGCTCGGGAACGACTTTCCGTCAATCACGCACCAAATATCAGTCGACGTGGCAGGCAAAGCCGGAAGCTGGGCATCCCGGATGTGGTCTTCTGAAATGGACGCCTTGATGTTGTCCGCTTCCTTCTGGCCGATGGTTTCCACAACCTTTTTCTGGTATTCCGCCAGCGTTGCCTCCGCCGTAGAATATAAGCCTGCGATCACGGCCTGGCGTTTAACGTCAATCCCGTGCGCTGCCCAGAAGCACATCAGTGAGAACACTGTCATGCCGGCAGTCGGAATATAATCTTTCCAGCAAAGCCGAAACTGCTCTCGCCAGTCAAGTTCGACTTCTCTGGGATCTTCCGGAGCCCAGCTTTTCAGGTTTTCCTTTGCGTTCCGGACTTTTTGTTCGGCCGCTTTGGTTGCCTTCACCGAGAATATCACCGCGGTCACCGAGCCGACCGTGCCCATTCCCATCAGGATTCCGGGAGCGTGGTTTCTGAGGAACCGTCCGATTCCGCTGAGGTTCATTTCTTGTCATCCTTTCTGAAGTCATGTACGAAAATATAGATCAGGAGTCCGATGATGATCCCGATCAGGAAACCATTGTTCACAGAAGACGCTGCCTCCTTTCAATCTCGGCCAGCTGATGAATCGGAATTTTGCGGATCTTTTTTACAGCTTCTTCCGCGCCGTCTATTCCGGTCATTCCCTGGAAAATATCAGAGTTAAAGAATGCTTCACATTCTTTTTTCATCCGTTCAGCGGCTATCCGCTTGTCTTCCAGGTATGACCTGCGGTACCGGGTCTGATTCATCTGAATGGCACAAATATCAGCCTCCGCCCTGCGCCAGTCACGGATCGCGCCAAGACACATGATGCACATCAGGCGTTTCATGCCATCCGGGTCATAATACGGCCGCATCCGAAGGTTTTCTTCCCGAAAACGCTCATTTTCCTCCCGGTCCGATTGGGTCATGTGGGCAACCTCTTCCATAGCATCATTCCTTTCTTTAAAAAGAAAAGGCACTGTCACCTGACAGTTGCCTCGACCTTCACTTCGGTCGGATCTTCGTCTTTGACAGTGCCTTTCGACAGTTTTTGGAGCACCTTCCTTCGCAGGATAGCGCATCCAGCCCGGATCGCCATTCCTGTTGTGTTCAATACTTCCTGGAAGGTTTCCCCTCCATTCTTGGTAATGTATCTCATTGTTTTCCACCCAATAATGAGCAGGAGAATCTTCCAGGCGAGATTGAGCATCCACAGCATAGCTTCCATGCTATTCACCTCCATACAGAATTTGGTTTCCATATGAAGGCTTGTTTTTCATGCGAATATCCCGCCGGGATTGCTGCAGTAGTGTTCCGGGTCAACCTCGGCCCGCATCGGAGCGTCCGCAAAGCCGTACCTGGCCAGTTCAATGGTGCTGGCAATATCATACTGTTCATAGTTCTGCAGATCGTTCTCATCCTCAACGTCAAGACGATACGGAGGAACAGACGGAATGATCACGTGGACAATTTCTCCATCCCGGGCCACAACGTCTTCCATCTGGAAGTCAATCATGGCGCCTTCATAGTTGACCTGATTCATGAATTCGTTCCAGCCGTAATCTTCATCCGGAGCTGTCGGAGGGGAGATCATTGGACTGTCAACCGGTAAGCCGAGCATCTCATGCAGTTCTTTCACACAGCCGTAGCCGCGGAGCGTCAGATTGCGGTTGAAGTGCAGGAATGCGTTCTCAATCTGCGCCATATTGGCCCGGAATATCAGTCCGGGGGCAGTGGCGATACCGAAGGTGGCATAGCCCTTCAGCTTTTTCAGCCGCTCGATCTCGTTCTCGAGGCATTTGATTCGCTTCTGGCTCAGAATATAAGCCTCGTGGTCGGCCTCCTCACCGTACTTCTCCCGGATCTCATCCCGGTATGCGCCGAACTGCTTCTGCAGGAGTCCGTACGCGGCCAGGAGCGACGCCTGCTGTTTAACGCTCAGGATGTGGGCTCCAGCCATACAGGCCATTGTGCCCAGGCCGAGAAGTATCACCGGAATGTAATGCGGGCCGGCAACGTTGATCTTGTCCATGATAGTCAGTTCCGTTTCCTGCTCAGCCCGGTTGTATAATTCCGCGTGCTCATCGTCCGTCCAGTGATCCGGATCGTGGCCGTTGGCTTCCGCTTCCTCCATCAGCTCGTCCACCCGGAAGTGGGTCTGCCATTTCAGTTCCTCCTGGAGGTCTTTTTCAGCCTCCGGCGCAGCTTTGGCCGTTGCGACCACGGTTCCAATCAGCCCGAATCCGCTCAGGATCGTTAATATCAGGCTGCCATGTGCTTTCAGGAAGCGCGGGATACATCCCTGAATGTTCATTGTATTCCTCCTTTTTCCACCGCAATTACACGGATATCAAAGCTTCCTTTGCTTATGCCGTCCACCCGCTTTGCCCGAATGATCACGTTATCGTAATCACGATCGTAGTTCACCATGTCGACAAAATATCCGTCTTTATCCTGCTTTGCGAATTTCGGATTGGTCGTGGATGAACAACGTCCGCCATTGAGATAGCATCCCGTTTTTCGGCATTCGCTGTTCTTTTCCGGGTCACAGGTAAACAGAATACAGGGCTGGTAATCACGATTACTCGGATTCATCTTTTACTCCTTCTCCAGATCATCCTCATGCACATAGGTCGTATTGAAATAGGCATTCGGACTCTCATCCAGTTTCAGAATATAATAGGGCCGGGACTTCTCTGTCGGAACAACCCCTGTGATTGTCCCGACACAGCCATTGGTCCAGCGGTCAGCATTGACCACCTTTACACGATCTCCGGTTTTGAATTTGGCCATCAGTCTTCCCCCTTTCCGAAGATCGCGTCCAGCTGGAAGCTGCTGAAATACTTCAGTTGAGCGTACGTAGCAGGCTCGTTGTCCATGACAACTTTCTTGTCCTTGAACATCGCCTCCAGCTGCCAGGAGCTCAGCCCACGCAGCTGCTTCAGCTGTTCCGCGCCCAGGGTGACGGTCGTCGGCAGATTGATCTCGGGAGCCTGCCCAAGCCGCTCGGCTTTCCGCTGCGCTTCAGCGTAATGCTCAGCGCCCTCGACGAATCCCCGGGCCAAAGCGCCAAAAATAGCGCCGGTGGTTTTTACGCCGCCGATGACCTTTTCCTTGATGGACTTCTTCGTGGTTTCCTGCATACATCATTCTCCTTTCTTTTGGTCGAGAAAAAAAAAGATCAGCTGGACTTGAACCAGCATCTCCGGTTTCCCGGTGTGCTGCCTGCTGCACCATGCCGTCGGCTAACAGATCTTACGAGATGCCTCCGACTAAGTTTATACTCCATCTTTTTCATTAGAAGCGTTGCAGTTTTTGCGAAATATCAGCTTTTCTTTTTCGTAGTCTGCATCTTCTTCCACTTTTCAGGAGGCGTGATAGGCCGGCCGGGCTTTGCGCGCTTTTTCTCGATCAGGCGTGCAATATCACTGTGAGTGCCATACATTTTCTTGGCCAGGGCAGCTGTGAATCCGGAATATTCACTGAATTTGTCCTTGTCCTCTTCGGAGCAGCGGACAGAGGTGACCGTACCGTCTTCCCAGAAGACAACCGTAGTCAGGCCGTCATAGCAGATGCGCATGGGCGTTGGGCAGGGACGCAGAACGTCTCTATTTACTTCAAACAGTCCAAACAGTCGCATCATTCTTTCATCCATATCCGAAATCTCCTTTTCAGCTTTGTTTTTAAGCCATACATTATAGGCCCGAATATCCTCAAGTTTCGGATTTCCGGCAGCCACTCTGTCATACTTCGCGAGAATTTTTTCGGGAACCAGTTTAACAATACCATCGCCCACAAACGGGCTCGGGATATGCACCTTGTAAACGATCTCATTTCCAGATGGAGAACACCGGAATGACCTCGATGAGATCACTCCGATCGAGTTGGCCGGAACGAAATGCTTGTCATCGGTTTTAAAATCATGCAGGAAACGGACCCACGTTGAAATCTCAAACTCGTAATTCATATTACGTACTCCTTTAAACAGTTTTTCAGTCATATCAATGTCATTGATGTGGTATTTCCAGATATCCAACTCGAATTTGTCCGGACTATTTCCATAGCACGCATTCAATGGGTTTGGCAATGCCAATTTTATAGACATACACGGCCTCCTTTCTTAAAAAGGAGGAAGAGGCTTATTCAGCCCCTTCCTCGCTCTCGATCAGCCATCCCAGGTAGACATTGGCCTTCTTCAGGTCTTCGACACCGTTCTTGTGCTTATGCCGGCTGACATACTTCAGCACGTTGCCCATGCAGAAGCCCTGGAACATCTCAGGTGTCATTTTGTCCCGAATATAATCAATGACCTCAATGGCGCCGAAGGTATAATGGCCGGGACGGTTGACGTTGTCGTTCGGTTCCGCAACGGCTTCAGTAGTATCACCGATGACACCGAAACCGCCTTTTCCATCAGGGAACATCTGGCAGGGACTGAACGGAAGAGGGGCTGCTTCACACGGGAACGGGTTATCGACCGTAAAGCCGCCATGACCGAAATCCTTATCGGGATCGATCCGGGAGTCTCCTTCATGGAACGGAACGTTCTCGCCGGGTTCAATGCTGGCATGAATCTCGACGCCGTTTTCAGTTTCCTCAACCGAATCGGTCTTCAGATGTCCTTTGTCGGCCGACTTCAGAATATCACCGATGGAGACCTCATCGGAAGCTTCTTCGGGAAGAACGTGTGTTCTCCGTTTCCGACGTTTCACGTAGCGATCCATGGTGGCTTTCATGTTCAGTTCCCTGTCCAGATCCGGGTACTTCTTAGTCCAGTAATCAATCCTTTTCCTGGCCGCGGTCACATCAATTCCCTCAATTCCCGCCAGGACTTCAGCAGGATTGAGGTTATCATTGGCCGCCTTTGAAAATACCTCGTGAATAAGAGTGACGACCCGTTCATGCTGCAGGTCATTCCAGGCATCGCGTCCGGCAAGCATTTTGGCACTGACAATTCCTGGTCCGCCGGCCTTCTTCGGAATATCAGGCTCTTTGGCGTTATTCAGAAGCTCAATCGCCCGCTTACCGGCATCGCACTTACCCCGGCATTCCTGGCAGACGGTTTCCCAGTCACGAGTGCTGACACTGACCGCTTTGGGGCAAATATAAGGCTTCAGTTCGTCCAGGCTGTCAATGTGGGCAAAGATGTTTTTCTTCATAACAGGTTACCTTCCTTTCTTAATTCAGGCCATCCTTGGCATGGGTTTCATTCATCAGTTCCTGGTAGAAGAACGGCTCCTGGATCATGTAGTTATCGGTTACAGCGCACCGTTCGTGGAAGTCCCGGATAGCGAGGCAGAGGATTTCCAGCCGCTCCTTCTGAACCTGGTAACCGTTCTTACCAGCGCGGGATTCAAACATTTTTCCGGCCGTAACAGCGGGGGAAATATCGTACCCGTCGGCAGAAGTGGTCCACGGATCGTTAAACAGCCGGAAGAACAGCTCCACTTCATAAACCGGAATCGCCTGCGTATGGATCGCCAGATAGCAGGCAGCCACTGCCGGAGCGCACTTGCTGCGCAGGTTGACCGACCCGTAGCAGGCCACCCGGTAAGCGCGATTCAGCTCATCAATGTTGCTCCGGATGAAATCTATCACCGGAGCTTTGCCGCAATTGTAGCGGAAGTTATTGACGATGATGTTCGCGGCCGCGCTGACAGTGGGATTGCAGTCGATCTTGTCATGCGCTGCGATCTGGGTAACCGTCCGATTCGACCCCATGTCATAGATCGTCACATCTTTCCGTACCCCACGGATGACGACCGTTTTGATAGGCTTGTCAGCAACCACCACGCCGGCAAGGCGATGCTGGCCATCAACCAGGACCCCATCCTCATTGAAGACGATCGTCTCGCCGTTGGTTTCCCAGCGTCCGGCGGAAATATCAGCCGCATAGCGGTTAACGATCGCACGGCTGAGCTTCCGGTAATTATCGGTATTGTGCTCCAGATAATCCCGCGCCATCTCCGGAGTAATGGTTTCCACAGTAGCTTTGATCATGGCGTTTCTCCTTTCTTAGTTGAAAAAGAAAGGGGCCGGCTTATTCAGCCGAGCCCTCCGTCTCGCGCAAAGCTTTTTCAAACAGAAGATTATTCTGTCTGGTCAGTTCCGCGAGTTTCTGGTCGTTTTCACAGACGTGATCATTCAATTCATCAGCATATTTCCTGGCAGTGTCCAGGCAGTTGGTGTGAATATCCACGGATTCCTGCAGCTCTTTGATCTTCTTATGATCAGCAAGAGCCGTAAGAGATCCGCCGATAACAACACCCATACCGGTCCAGCCCATCAGTTGCATAATGGTGTCACCATGATTCATCCAGAATATATGAGCCTTTTCCCGCAGTTTCTTAAACATAGAAAATACCTCCTTTTGATTTGCTTTGTCATCAGGGGGCCTGTTTTTGATGCGAGAAAAAGAAGGAAGGACTGCGATCAGTCCTTCTTCAGTCCAAGTCCGATACAGACTGCGGATATTCCGGCAATGATGGCTGCAATGCCATATTTGATGCCGAAAACACCGAGTATGATAACGAACAGGCCTACGATTACACTAACCATAGCATTCCTCCTTTTTGTTGTGTCATACTATGGCTTGTTTTTGTTGCGATTGTCGCTCCTATTTTTTGTCAATGATTACATGCAACCAGACGCCCGTATTATCGTATGCAACGGCTTCGTACTCCGTATTTTTTAGCGCGTCGTTTATCATATTCATAATGTCGGCGATGTCTTCTTGCTTAACACTTGACTTCGCGATAATCGCATCAGAAACCGGTTCATATGTCTTCATAAAAATATCCGGCTTGCATGGGTACTGTTCCCCGTGTACTCCTGTAATGATCCAGTCCCCAGCATTCGCGTGCATAGTTCCTTCGAGGGTTTTAATGTTACATTCTTTGTACGTCCGATACGCTTCAATCACAACGGGTTTCTTTCTGAATTTAGGCATGATCGTTTCCTCCTTTAACGCTCCTTTAGTGAATTATCAGAAAATAACGAGCATGTATCTCCTTCCAATGAATCTCGTCATTTTCTTTTTCCATCTTGCCTTTCTTCGTGTTTTTCTTCCATTTGCAAAAGCGTTCATTTCATCATTAAATTTCACATAATAAAGCATTACATGTCGCTCCTTTAACGAATCAGTTGCCTATAAATTCAAGTGCTAAAAATTCCCGAATCCGTTCGATGTCCGGCATAATGAAACTGCCAAACTGATTGATAGTTTCATTGG